GTTGAATATGCGCCCCATGTGGAATATGGCACAGCTAAAACGCCAGCTCAACCTTTTTTGTTTCCTGCTCTTGAGAAAAAGAAGAATGAAATTATGGAGTTATTGAAAAGTGCTTAATGCCTTCTTAAAAACTTCGGGCAATTCAGTTCCTTCCTCACCAAAAGTAACTGCTGAAGTTTCCCATTCCCCATTAAACGGATTTCGGGTTCGATAGAAAGTTAAACCACAATGGGAATAAATTTCAAAACCTTGGCTCGGGCAGTGAATAAATCTAGCGGGTTGGTCGCATTGAGTACAAATAAACATTGTTTCCTCCTTTGCTTATTAAATTATAACACAAGTAGGGAATTTGTCAAATGTTAAACGCCTTTATAGAAGCTGTATATGATGCTTTAGCCGCTAATTCTGCCCTACAGACAGCGATAGGCGGTTCAAGCTCGGATAAGAAAGTATACAATGTTATTGCTCGTCAGGATGCCACGCTTCCTTATATCACGATAGGCTTTTTAACTGGTATTCCAATGGGTGTATTCCGTTCTTTAGACGAAATGGAGGATTGCACCATTTATTTGAATATTTTTAGTAATTCAGGTTCGGCAAAGGAAGCTGGCGAGATATTGGATTTAGTTAAAGCGGTTTTGGATGATGCTAATTTAACAATAACAGGTTATGCAAATGATATGGTATGTAGGCGGGAATTCATAGGAGCGGTTACCTATGATATTGATACTAAAGTATGGATGATACCCTTGCGGTATCGCTTAATCGCAGAAAAAGATTAGGAGGTGAAATATGGCACATGTAGCAGGAAAAGGTGGGAATGTAACAATCACAGCTGGCGACATAACGGGGGTCAAGTCATGGACATTAGATTATTCGGTGGATATGCTTGATACCACTGATTTCATTGATGGAGCAGCCACCAATGCAGCACGAACTTTCCTACCCAGTTTATCAACTTGGTCGGGGAGCTTTGAGGTTGTTAAGGGAAGCGCCCCATCAGCATTAGGAACAAGCTCTACCCCTGTTGCTCTAGTTTTAGAGGAGGATGGTTCTGTCTCTTGGTCAGGGAACGCATTTGTTACGGGCATCCATGCTAGTGCGGCTGTTGATGGACTTGTAATGTACACTTACGATTTTCAGGGCACAGGCGAATTAACAGAGGCAGCGGCATAAGGAGGATAATATGGCACATTTAGCAGGCACAGCAGGAAATGTTTTTGTAGCTGATTTGCTACTGGAAGATTGCGAGGATACCTGGACTAGCGGCACAAACGGAACAGCGGCCCCAGAAACCACCATAATTATGGTGGGTAGTGGTAGTGCCAAATGCACTATTGGAGCTGGTATAGCACCTGGCAATATCATAATGTATGAAACGATGGAGTCGGCGAAAAATCTTTCCACTTATACCCATATTCTTTGCTGGGCATATTCCGTCCCCACAACCGCAGCAGCGGATTATCGTATAGGCATAGGGACAACTGCTGCTGGCGCAAGCCCTACAACTCTAGTAGACGTGCCAGCATTAACGGCAACCACGTGGCAATATTGCCACTGCACTGTAGTTAGCGGTTCACCGTTCTCTGCGACAACGGCTGGTACTATTATCGGGTTGGAATCAAATGCTAACGGCGCAAACTTAGATGTTATCTATCTTGATGATGTAAGGGCAGCCAAAGGCGTGGCTGGGGTCAGGTCGTGGACAATGGATTATACAGTAGATACGATTGATACTACTGACTTTGTTGATGGTGCGGCAACAAACGCAGCCAGAACTTTCATCCCAGGACTATCAAGCTGGTCGGGAAGTTTTGAGGCTATCAAGGATGGGGCACCTCTTAGTCTTTTTTCACAGGTAGGGATTGAGTTAGCTGAAAGTGCCACTGTAACTCAAATGTGGCTCGGTAATATCATCCTCACGGCAATTCATCCCAATGTATCCGTTGACGGGGTAATAACCTACACCTACGACTTTGAAGGCACCGGCAAATTAGAAGTAGCTTCAACATAATGACAGGTAAGATTGGCGTTCTTTATCAAAATGGAAAACAAGTTGGTGGCATCTTTGATTGGGAAATAAGTGCGGGTATGGATAGCACAGCGAAGAATAGCTGGGTTGAAAGAAAAGTTGCCAAGCAGATAACTGCCCAAAGTTATTGGTTGGTTAATAAGCCGAATGGTGATATTTTTGATGCGGAATTCTACCAGCATATAAAGGGGCGATTGGTTTTAATTGATACTGGCACAGTCAGATTAAATCTACCAGAGGCAAATATACTGGATAGAACATTACTAGCTCCGTTGAGGCTAAGATGGATGAACTCGTTGTCTTTTTAATGCGGGAGTTTGGCTGGTCTTTAGAATATACCGTCAATCTGGTTCAAACATTACCAATAAAGAAATTAAATGCATTGGTGCGGGAATTAAGGTATCAGAAGGCTATGGATGATTACAAGCAGGCTGCCAACGCAGCTATGGTTGTGGCTTGTTTAAGTTCTAGCAAGCAAAGGCGCAGGTCAGCCAAGGATATAATCGGTCAACCACCAAGGCGTATAGATAGTAAAGAAACTACTCAATTAAGGAAAGCGGCTGAAGAGCAAAATATCAAGTTACCAAAGGAGTGAGATGGCAAAGGAGCTTACTAAAAAGGAGAAACCTGGAACTATCAAGTTGGGGGGCAAGGATTACGAACTTTCCCCCATAAACATCAATGTGATGGGTTATGTGGAGGATGAATTTGACTGCAATTTTTCCGAACTTCAAAAGGTTCTGGCGAACAAGAAAGTCAAAGAAATGAATGCTGTTAAAACGCTAATCCATATCTTACTCAGGGATAATTACCCCGACCTGACTATAACCGAGATGGGCAAGCTAATTACTATGGATAATCTCAAGGAAGTCAGCGATGCAGTGGTTAAAGTTTTAACTGGGGGTTAAAGATTACCCCATCATTAAACCGCATGCCATTGCAAGGCTTAAAAGAAGGATAATAATCCCAACTACAAAAATAATGAGGCCGACAACAAAACTCCTCACAAATCACCTCCTATGTATTTGATTGTAAAAATTATTAACACAATTGTCAAGTGTTTTAAGGAGCATTTTAGCAATGATAGGTAATCCATTAGGTGAGCTTTTCATCAAGGTTGGCGCAGATACTAAGGGGCTGCAGACTGGATTACAGGGTGCAGAAAAGCAAGTTGGTGGATTCTCCCAAAAGTTACAGCAACATTCCCGCGCTATCGGTATGGCCTTTACAGCCATAGGCGGGGCTATTCTGGCTATGGCGGCACTCAGTATTAAGAAGTTTGCTCAGATGGGCGATGAAGTCGAAAAGATGTCGAGGCGGACTGGCTTCGCTACTGAAACCCTATCTGAATTGAGGCATGTCGCCGAACTATCTGGGACTTCACTAACTGGATTGGAAAAGGCTTCAAGAACCTTGACTGGCACAATCATCGATGCCAATGAAGGGCTAGTTTCTTACCAGAGGGCTTTTGAAAGGATAGGAGTAAGCTATGAAGCATTAGCTCAAATGAATCCAGAAGAGCAGTTTATGACTGTTCTGAAAGCCCTTGTTGGGGTTGAGGACTGGACAGTTAAAGCATCTACTGCCGCTGATTTGTTTGGTGCCAGGGTAGGAACGCAATTACTCCCCATGATGGATATGGGCATAGAAGCCTTTGATGAAATGGCACAGGAAGCCCGTGACTTGAATATCGTTTGGAGCCAGGAATCGGCTGAGGCTGCTGCTGACTTCCAGGATTCTATGACCAAGATAACGGGTGCTTTGAATGGACTGCAATCTACCGTTGCTGAAGCCTTACTACCTACATTACAACCATTGATAGACCAGGTTATTGAAATTTCCAAGCAGCTTATAGAATGGCAGAAAACCAACCCTGAATTGACAAGTGCCTTAATTACTTTAAGTATTGCTGCTGCTGGCTTTTTAGCCGTCCTTGGCCCCATAATGATTATTTTACCTGGACTTGTCACGGCATTGGGTGCGGCTGGTGCAACCGCTGGTGTAGTTGGTGCGGCTGGCGCGGCTGGCGGGGCCGTAGCAGGTTTGGGGATAAGTTTCACTGTTTTGCTTGGTGCAATTGCTGGGGTTATAGCTGGGTTAGGGTTAATCGGTTATGGATTGGTTGAAATAGCCAAAATCCAATGGGCATACAGACAAGAAGTGGAAGCTGGGAATAAACTAACAGAGGAACGGGCAAAGTTACTTGCTGGTGAAGAGAATCAATACATTGCATTAGCTGAAGCCCACATCCAATTATTAGAAGGTAAAAAACAACTTACCGATGCTGAAAAGGAATGGATAGAAATAACCAAGAAAGGTCTACCCATATTAAGGGAACGGGAAGAAATAGCCAAGGCTTCTGCCAAAGCCACAACCGAAGCTGCCGAGGCTTGGAAGGAAGCTGAGGAATTAAAGAGGCAAGAAATAGTTGCGACTCAACAAATTCAATATGACGCTTATATGGCTCAATTGGAGCAAATGGAAGACTTGGAAAAGAGAATAGCATCTGAAAGAGATAGGATGATAAGCCAAGCCCTCGCATTTCCTAAAGATTTGGGGGGGATTTGGGGAATCCCTGGCTATTTATTAACTGGTGCAATGATGCCTGGATGGAAAGGTACTCCGCAAGCATATAGCACATTTATGTCTGAATATGGCAAAATGGCAGCAGGACAGCCTAGCACATATCCGTGGTTACATGAAGCCTTTGCCCCAGGGCCAAGTGTGTCTACTGGAGGTGAATGGATTGAGATGCAATATGGTGGTATTGTCCCTGGTCCCATCGGGGAGCCAGTCCCCATCATAGCTCATGGTGGTGAAGCCTTTTTGGGTTCTCAGGGTGGGGCGCAAGAGATAATAGTCAATGTCTATGGCGACACATATGATGCGGATGATTTGGTTGAAAAAATAGGAAGGGGTTTGGGCGAGGCTATTGAAAACCGCAGGAGGATGCAGGGTTAATGGCTAGTTACCGTTTGAAATTAAGCGATGGCACAACCACATTAGACCTTTATAGTGCTACTGATTATACAGTAATGGAGGGTGGATTATCCATGCCGCCTCCGCCATTAAAAACAAGCTATATTTATAATCCGTTCAAGGATGGTGGTAACTTAGCTTCAGCTAGATATGAGAATCGGACAATTGAAATCGCCCTGAAACTATCCGATACCACATTAGCCAATCTCAAGACTAACATAAGGGCTATCCAGAGATTATTAAATGACGCCAAAGAACGAACATTATTAGGACATGGCTCACAGGTTTACCTGGAATACCAATGGGGTGATACCGCTAATCAATCCACATTCTTTGATGTGTTACATGGCGATTTGATTCTGCCCAGAGATTATCTGAAAGTCGGTCTTACCAAATTCCATATAATGCCCGCTATCCTTCAGCTTGTTTGCAAGCCATTCGGTAGATACACGAACCAGACCGTAGCTCAAGCCACGCTGGAAAATGAGGATTACTCTACTAATCATAACTACATGGATATTACCACGGCAGAGGCTTACGGCGATGCGCCAGCCAGAATGTATATCAAAGCAGTTAATGCCAGCGGCACTGCTGCCAACAGAAAGATGTGGGTAGCCAAGCGTTCTGGTTCCAGATATGATGATGACTTATGGCTTCAAGGCGAAGATTCAACAAGCACCACGGATGTAGAGGGGAACACAACCTATACTGATACCTCGGATGCAACTTGCTCTGGTAGTTATCGCCTGCATGTTGTCAATAACACCGGTACACCTATCGCTGCCGATACTGTGATAGGGCGCATGAATTATAGCATAGCCACTCCGCCAGAGGGATTATTTAGGGTTTTAATTTACAGTAAGACTTATTGTTTCGCCGGTGATGCCGAGATTGACCATGTGTGCTGGGGAGTAGGTTGGAGCTATGGCTCTAAAACTTACACGCCAAGCGAGGCTAATGGCGATTATTATTACCAATCAGCACATAGCACATGGGAAACACTAGACCTTGGTTTATTGCGCATACCCCCAATACCCAAATCGGACATCGCTGGAACGAACGCTTTTGAACTCAGAATTTATCAATATATTGCCGATTCGACTAACAATACTTCGCCCTACGTTCAATGGGATTTGGATTATATCTTTTTATTGCCCATTGATGAAGGGTGTGTAATTGTAAATAGTGTGGGGCAGACAGATGAAATAGCTATTGATGGCATAACCGACCCGCCAAATGTATTCAAGATTTCATCGGCAAAGGTAACGGATTACCCTGATTATGTCGGAGCGCCTTTTACGCTGGGCAGGGAAAACACCAGAATTTATATGTTAAGAGAAGATGTAAAAGGTGCCACTTTCACTGTTGACATAACTTATCAACCTCAATTCTTGGTGATTTAATATGATAGATATAAAACTATATGATAGAAATTTAACCACCCCAGTCTTTAAAGAAAACCTGACCGAAAGGGTGCAGAATCTAAGTTTTTCTACCAAGTTGCATGGAGGTTTCCATACCTGTTCGTTCAATCTGAGGGCTGATTTGCCAGACGCATGGGGTTGGCTTACGGGTAAAGCCTTTTACCGTCTCCTTGTAAGCGATGTTGAAAAGGTCTTGTTCGAGGGTAGAATAGAAGATTTAACTCTTAGTGCTGGCGGTGCTGGGGTAACTGCATATGGTTATTACGCCAACCTGAGTGATGTCCCTTATGCTACAGCCTACAATGCTGTTGCCAGCGTGGTTATTAAGGCAGTATTAACTGCTTCCTGTGCCCAGATTGCCTCCGACCAAACTAACATTGCCGCTACTGATATAACCATCACGAGTGCAGCTGATGCCAATTATTTAGATATTTATCCTAATAATCTCATTGAAAAATTACTTGCCTTTTCCGACAGCACATATGGCAAGTGGGATTTTGCCATTTGGGAAGATAGAATCCCGTATTTAACCAAGCGCAGTGTTTCCTCGTCAGACTGGTTAGTTAAGCTTGGCGATTTGAGTAGATTTAAGTTAAAGCATAAGTCTGGTGAATTGTGGAATTCTGTCTATGCCATTTATGACGATAGCGGTCTAACTCGAACTGCCGATGCTACTGATGCTGCCAGTATTGCTCTTTATGGGTTGACCCGTGAAAAAGTAATACCCCATCTAGGCACGGTGGTTGCGGCTACTGCCCAGGCTCAGAGAAGTGCTTGGCTTGCGGACCACAAAGATATTTGGCCCAAACTGGAAGATATTGTTCTGGGTGCCTATGTATATGATAAATATGGTGTGAAATTCCCTTCTTACTGGGTCAGGGCTGGGGAGGTTATCAGGATTCAGGATTTGGTACCCACTTCGGCTGATGCCGGAACAGTTGCTTTAGACCAGTTGAGAACTTTCTTTATCGTGGAAACCCATTACAATGCCGATACAGGGCAGAATAGATTGGTGCTGGATACCGAAAGTGCCAGCATCGAAGCTATACTGGCAAGGGAATTGTCACCAGTCAAGCGGTATTTTGTTTAGGAGCTAAGTATGAAACCACAGGAGAGGGATGATTTACTGATACGGATAGATGAAAGAACGCAGAACATATGGCGATTAACCGACCAACAAGAAAAACACTTATCTAAGATAAATGACAGCTTGCTTAAACACTCCACTAACATAGCGGTAAACAGCAATAACATCAAACGTGTATGGTGGTTAATGGGTGGTGTAGGACTTTGTGTTGTGGGTGGTTTATTAAGTTGGGTATTAGGACTGATTTGATGGATAGTCTGAAGTTATGCTTGAAATGCAATTTAATTATTGATATTGAGGCAGAGCGATGTCCTGCTTGTGGTGGCACAGAATTTGAGGAGATAGATATGACACCGGAGTGGAATTCAATTGAACCTTACCTGGAGGCAGAAGATGAATGAGCGTGATAAGGCGACAATAGAATTTATACGCTCGGCAATACGACCCATTCTACTTCTTCTATTAGGTATTGGCACACTTCTTTTAATAGTTAATGATGTTGACACCGATATGGCATTATGGTGGTGCCGGATATTCTATGCCGGTGTTGGTGAGTGGATACTTGAACGACCTATTCTGAAGGTGACGGGTAAGGCATGACCAAGGATGAGATTATAAGGTTTACACAGCACTTTCCAGTTGGCTTATTTGCAGCTTGGCTAACCCTCAAAATGCCTATTGTTGGTATTATGTTCTTTATAGGTTTTCTGTTTTACCAGGCAATCCAGGACTGGCGCAAGGTGGACTGGTCCTATAAAGATGTAATTGGTTTTGTTTGTGGGTATGGGACACTACCGACTATCTTCTACATTATATCTATAACGCACTAGGATGGAAATCTAAGCCCCTTCAAGACAATTTCAATAGTATGATATGGCTCAAGGTTTAGGCTTTGAGCCAAGTTTCTTTGTTTACAGAAACAACTACTATGCTGTAAGAAACAAACAAGCAAGAGACCTTTCATATTGCGATGTTGGTGAAAACAACCCAAACTAGCTCAAACCGCCCAAAACAAGACTTTACAAGTAGTTCTATGTGTTTACAATAGAGGCATAACAAGCACCTTAACAATTGAATAGAGTTAGTGTTCTGATAGTTGGGCGGGTAGGAAAGGAGTATGAGTAGGTGGAATTAACCAATGCCCAAATCCTAGACTACATCAATTTTCTGGAGGCAAAACACCGAGCAACTCGTGAAGCCTTATTAAAGGAAGGTAAAACCTACCGCAGTCGTTTTGTAGCCTACGAGTCTGGCTATTTAAATGCCCTAAGAGATGTTAGGGATACCATTAACCAGCCCAAAAGGAATGAGGAACTTGGGGAAGCCCTAAAGCACTTCCCGGGTTAAATAAAACTTTACCCGCCCAGCTATGAGGATATTAGCACTTTAACAATTGAATAGTTTACTCCAAGCCACTCTGAGGCGGGTGGTAAGGAGAGGAAAATGGGACACACTTGTAATCCAAGAGAATGCCCACTTCAGACCAAAACTGCCAAAGACAATTGTAGCTTTGCTTCACATTATGGTGGTGGTTGGGCTGAGGAATGGCATAGAGCTAACGAAGGTAATAGGGGGACTTGGTATACACTCCCATATTGCTATCTGAATGAATGTGATTGTGAAGACTGCCAAGAGAAAAGGCTTAGACTCCTAGAACTAGATACCCCCGAAAGATTAATCGGGGAACTGAGAGACCAAGTGAGAAGGCGCAACCTACAACTCAAAGAGCTAAGGGCTAGGCTTAACAAATAGCCCCGCTAAAATAGCACGGCACAAAGCCACCCGCCGTAGTCGGAAATATTAACCGACTCAGGGTGGCTTTTTTATTGAGAGGTTAAGGAAAGGGGGATAAGATGGAAATGACAAAGATTGATAAGCAGGATATTTTAAGGTTATGCAGGGATGATAAGACTAATGAGGAAATCAAAGATGAGTTGCGTTGCTCTGCGGAGTATATCCGGCAACAACGGATTAAATTAGTGGAGAAGGGGGAGCTTGAGGAGAGGTTCAAATTCTCTCATGGGCAGAAGGGTAGAAGGTCAGGTAAATTGTATAAGCCAGCAACTGTAGTGATTAAGCCTGATGGGAATGGGACATCATTACTCAAACGAATCATTGATGCTGTTGAACTAGCCACTTCACATAAAGATATGTTTGATTTTCTGATGATGAGTGATGAATTGAGAAAAGAACTAACCTGGCGTGTGGAATTCTCCGAAAAGTATCCTGAGATATTGGAATCAAATACCCGATTAAAAAGGGAAAATACCCGATTAGAAAAGGACTACCAACTTGCCGTCACGCAAATCGCAGTAGAAAGGTTAGCCAGGCAACAGGGTGAATTGAACGAACCACTAAAGGGCAGGCAATATTACTGTGACCCAACGGATGATGGCTTGGTATTACATAACCATCTTTCTCAGTCCCATGGTTTCATACGGGAAAACGGGCTTGACTTTACATATCATATACCGTTATACGACCCAGAATTTACTCGTGAATATGAGCCCTCAGATAACATAACATCTGAGGTTTTTTTATTTTGTAACTGATTTAACATAAATTAGGGGAATAAAAAGGAGAATAGAAATGCCACTGGAAAAAGTAATTTTCAATTCGCAGGTTAGACCGCAAGATATTATTAAATTTAGTTTTCATGGGCGAAATAAGTCAGTTACAAATGCGGTAGTTCTCTCAAATAATGCAGGCATTATACTTTACGAAAACTTGAAAGATGGCCTTCTAGGGGAATTAAGACCGAGCCAATTACAAAATCTAAAGGTCTATAAGTGGGTAAGGAAAGGAGGATAAAGATGTTTGGAAAAATACTGGCTGTTTTATTCGGTATCGCTTGGATAGTAGTGGGGATTCTAACTATGAACGGCACAATACACATTGAACCCAATCTTGGATTAGCGACCATTGTTGGAACCATAATGGTCGGTTTTGGAATTCTCTATTTTGTATTGGGAACAATGAAAAACTAAAAGAAGTTGAGAAATGGAAGGATTAAATAAGGGGGGTGAAATGAAAAAGCTTGGACATAGAGTAGAATTTGAAATACTTCTGGCATCGCAAAAGGCAGCTTTTAATGAGATTTATGAAACTAAATCAGATGACTATAAGGAATAGCGTGGAGTGAAGTAGATGAGAAAATTTTATGTTAAGGAGGATAGGATGAAAGGGAACAAATTTGAACAGAAATATAAATTGATGGCAAGGCGAGGTCAACTCCCCGCCACATTATTGAGAAAAAATAATGACTCCATTAGTCGTTATTTAGCAGTGCAACATTATAAGCCTGAGATTAAAAATATATCTAGCAATTAAGGGAGGGTGAGATGGTAACTAAGGCTGATAAAGTAAAAATATACGACAGATTTGAAGCAGTATTAGGTCTTAAAAACCAGATGCTTAGAGTCAATGCCTTGATGGAATTGGAAGTATTGCTTGAGGGTAAAAGTGAAGATTGGAGAGATGGTTTTTGTTCATGGATAACCTTCACAGAAGAATACGCCCATCGATGCGATATTATAGAAGCTGAGGTAATCGAGGAGAGACGTAAGGAATTATTGAAATGAGAAAACTTAGTCAGTATGAGCAATCTGCACTTAGCACAATGAGAGAATATGGAGTAGGAATGATTTGTAGGGGTATATCATCTAATCGCCCATCACAGGCTTATATATATGCGGAATGTGATGGATGTGGCAAAGCTAGATGGGTTCAATTCGTGAAAGGTCAACCAAAAAACAATCTATGCAAAAGCTGTGCTAAAAAGTATATAAGTATGCCTTTTGGAATAAATAGTCGTGCTTGGAAGGGGGGCAAAATTCAAGCGTTGGGATATATCTCCATCAAATTGCTCCCGGATGATCCCTTTATTGCAATGGCTAATAAACGCCGATACGTTCTAGAACATCGTCTTATAATAGCAAAACATCTAAGCCGTTGTCTTTTTCCCACAGAAATTGTCCATCATAAAAATAATATTAGAGATGATAATAGGATAGAAAATCTAGAATTAATAGAAAATCAGGGATTACATATAAATCAGTTTCAACGAGATTGGCATGGAAGGGTAATGGCAAATGCGTAAACTTTCAGCTTCGGAACAAGAGAGTATTATAAATTGGAATAAAGAGGAGAAAACTGCCCGCATATTTACTTACGAGAAGACTTGGCAGCAACATTTAGAAAAGAAGTTAGGACTTAAACCCCTATATGATAATGGATTTGGTGGTAGGGAATATGAGATTGATAAAAAGAGAATCCCTAAACCAAGGGCACCAAAGAAATTTTCGGCTGAAACAAAACAGAAGATGGCAAAACGGATGGCGGACATCCGCCACAAACCCATTCTAAGGTCTGGAAACCTAGTTGCTACTGTAAAATCAACAAATGAAACTTCAAACAAGGGATAAACTACTTAATAAAGATTACCGTAAGGAGATTATAGCTAAAAGCCCCTGCCAGTAGTAATATTCGGGGTAGGAAAAGGAGGAACACTACAATGGCACAATCATTAAGGGCTAGGCTAAACGGGAATGGAGAACAATTCTTGGGGGATATTAAAAAGTATGGTGACATGGAGGCAATGCAAAAATGGAGCAAGAAATTAAGCGGATACCACGATTACATCGGCTTGCGGAAATTCGTCATAGAGGAGACAGGAGATGAAACTTTTGGGCTTAACCCTACTCTTTCTGAATACCGCACTAAGGGCATTTATGAAATTCTGTACAAACTCACTGCGGTCTTTGCGAACTACGTTGCGAAAGATGTTTTAGAAAAGAAAGCAATGAGAGCAGAGCTTGATGCCTACCATCAAAACGGGAAGGAGCAGGAGGAAAAGTGGGCAGTATTAGCAGAGGAATTCATCGACAGTCTCAGTGCACTACAATAGATTGGCCCTGTGCTGTGTGTGGTTGTGAATGTTTTGGGATTGGAATCTCCAGGGTTGTGGATATAAGACAAAACAACAAGCTCATTAAAAGGGCTACTGTTTGTGGTAGTAAACATTATAACAAATTAAGGGGGGAGAAATGAGAGCATATGCACTTAATTTTACCAATGAAGATGATGCCTTCTTAAAGAAACGATTGAAGGCAAAAACCGACGGTGAGCTGAGAATGAAGCTACAAAGAATAGCTGACCAACTCGTTAGATTAGACAGAGCAAAGCAGGGGATAAGGGTATGAAACCTTGGCGACCCGATAACTGGGATAAGATAAAGTTAGAGAAGGTAAATATAGGCAATCATCCTACACAAGTAAAGGTTGCATTCCTAAACTTTGAAGCCGGAGCCGATGCGTTATTGGAATCGCTAGAAAGATTAGAGCCAATTAAAAAGGCACAACTTATTAGATGCCGACCTGAGTTATTTATAAAGGAGGATAAAGATGGTAATAAATAGTTTCAAAGACAAGCTAAGAGTACAGAGAGAAATGCGGGAGCGAATGAAGTATATCCTTACTAATTGTGACCACTGTGGTGAGTCTTATGATTACGAACCTGGTAAAGTCTATTCTCAGTGTCCTCATTGTGGGAGGGTGAATAAGAGATGAAACAGGATTACGGTCCCTGTCAGATAGACGGCTGTAACCAACGCGCCAGGTTTGGAATATTCAAGACTGAGGACGGCACTAAGAAGTGGCTCTATGTCTGCAGATGGTGTGAAAAGGAAATAGGCAGAGAGAACATGGAGCGGGCTGGAGGTTATTATGGAAGGTGAACCAACTAAAGAACAGCTAGAGCAATTAAACAAGTGGTGCGGTACAGAAGGCATTAACTACTATGAGGGGATAGAGGCTCTAGGGTTTTTATTCAAGTATGCTGTGCCAAAGGTAGACTTTTGGTTAGCATCACAAGAGAAAAGTAAAAGGGTGGGTGTTCAAGTTCAGTATTTGGGTAAACTATCTGGTCTTATATTTGGAGAGACATTAGCCCTAGCTCTATTCTGGGCTATATATCAGGTAAAGGAGGATTAACAATGCACAGTTTTGAAGATACTGCCAGAGAACAACATCAAAAGCAGGGATATGACCAGGCAATGGAAGACTTAGGCATAGAATTTAATTTTCGG